TCACCGCGTCGGGGGTTGCTCCCGCTCCCTGGCTGACAGCGGCGTCGTCGGAGAGGGAAACAGGGGTCAGTGCAGTGCGTGCCGCCATGGCGGGTCTCCTTCTTGTTGGACAGGAGACCCGCTTGGGGCTCCTAGTGAATCGGGAAAGTCAGTTGACCTAGCGGCTCTGGCTCGGACGTGACGTGCGTCCAGGTCTCGCCCGTCTTGATGCGGTAGATCGTGCTGGGCGTCACGCCGAACTGAACGGCGAGGATCTCGCAGTCCTTGTAGCTGGTGCTGCCTACTAGCAACCGCTTGATCTCGCGAACCTGATCCTCAGTGAGCTTGACCTTGGGGTTGCCGGTTCCCCGTGCGCGCCGGGATATCTGCTCGACCCTTTGCGGGCTGAGGATCTTGCCCTTGTTGGACTGGCCGAGCCTGCGGCCGTGCTCCCGCAGTTCTTCTGGGACAACACCTTTCCAGCGGTTGCCGTACTGGTTGATCGCCTTCATCGCCGTTACCTGCTCGGCGGTGACGAGGTGCTTCCAGGTGCGGCCACTGCGGATCTGGTAGACCGATTCCTGCACGACGCCGAGGGACGCGCCGATCTCCCTGGGGTGCTCGCCGCCGAGCAGCCGGCGCACGATGTCAAGGACGGTCGCCTCGGTCATCTTGCCGCCGGGGTTTTGCTCGCCCTGCACACGCTCGCGCATCGCCTGCAAGCGCTCGGGCGTCATGCTCGCCCGGATGGCGACGCTCATCTTCGCGCGGGCTTCGTCGGTGTGGACGAGGCCCCGGTACGGGCTGGCGATGTCCTGCGCGATGTTGAAGGTGGGGCCTGCTGCCTTCGCGGCGTCCAGGCATCGCTGCTCGGCGGCGATCAGCAGGTCAAGGTCCGTGATGACCTCGGTCATCGTGAACGTGAACGCTGTCTCGCCGTGCTCGTTCCACGCGGCTTGCAGCAGGTAGTTGTGGTGCCGGTTGCCGCGCAGGAGCGTCCTGTGCTTCTGCCAGCGACGCCGGATTACGTCGGACGAGCCGACGTAGGCACAGCCGGTAGGCAGGCAGGTGATGTGGTAGATGCCCATCGTCCCGGCTGGCGGAAGCCACGCATCAGAGGACGGGGAAGTACGCTTGTCCATGTCGTTCCTGCGCAATCAGGTTCGGCGTTGGTGTCGCGGCGAGTGTGCAATCACTCGTCGCGACTTTTACGTTGCCCAGCGTAGCAGCGGGGACCGACAGAATCGCGGTCCCCGCTGCGTTTGCCCGGGTGTCCGTTTAGATACCCGTTGGGCGTTCCACGTAGGCTAGGGCCAGAGTGTCCGGTCTGGTCACTAGTGCCCCATATACGTGCAAACCTCTCACTGCATCACTAAAGGAAGTCTGACACTTTTGTTACTCGGCCCGGAGGCTGGGGGCGATCATTTCTGCCGCCCTCTCACGCTCTCACGTGAGGCCCGACTATATCTTCACCCGCGTGGGGTGCCACGTACATAGTCTGTGAACCATCCCGTCGCCTTCCGGCAGGCGGGCTCGGCTGCTGATTACCCCTCTGCTGACTAGTTTTCAGGCCGTCACGCTCGGGCTTTCGCCCCACGTTGTGGCCTAGTCAGGTGACTCGGGCTTTCCAGCAATTCTCGCGGTTTTCATCCGCCCCTTGCGGGACGGCGGCCCTCAGCTATAGCAAAGGCGAAGTGCTTCCGTCTCCGTGATCTGCTCCCCATATGTGATTCCCATGGGGTGACCTGCCTGGATGGCCCAGACTCCGGTACCGGCACCGCCGGCGACGGGCTGAGGCGTCGAGTTCGTCTTGAGGATGTTGAACCCGGAAGCGGTGCCCATGAACCCGCGCTGGAAGGTCTGCGAGGCATCACCCTGCATGTCGGTGACGCTGACGAACGCCTGCGTCTGGCTGATCAGCGAGACGAACCACGGCGGGCAGGTGACGTACCTGTCCTCGTCCGGGACGTTGTTCTGATCGAGGATCACCTTGAGCGGCTCCAGCACCTTGATGTAGGCGTCGGCCGGGTCGCTGGTCGCGCCGCCGTAGGGCAGCGGGGTCAGCGGTGCCCCGGTGGTTCCCAGGGTGTTGGCGGACCCGATCGCGGTGTAGAGCCCCGCGATGTAGGTGTCGGCGGTCAAGGCCAGCTGGTACGCAGCACGGCCTTCGAGGTACGCCTGCATGTCGCCCGCGGCCTGCCTGCGGTCCACGTCATCGATGGCGAACGAGAACGAGAACGCCTGGTTGATCTGAAGCTGCATGCCGGCGTCCACGAGCGCCTGGTAGGCGAGGGTAGAGCCGATCGTGTAGGCGGAGATGGTGGGGTCACCGAACTGCGTGATATGCACGTTGTTGCCCGGCCCGCTGATCTCCCCGTCGTAGTCGTTGTTCACGACCATCGGGCTGCCGTACACCAGTTTGCGCTGGAGTGCGGCCAGGATGACCTTGGACCAAATTGAAGGTTTGAAGTTCAAAACGCTCATGGCTTTAAGTTCACTTTCTGCTAGGCTTGATGTCATGGATGAGACATGGCCCACATCGCCAGATGACCTGGTCAGGGCATACGAGACCGCCGTGGAACAGCACGGGGAAAGTCACGCCGTAACCGAGATGGCCCGCATGTACGGGGTGCCGCTCCGCACGGCCTATGGGCGCCTCGCCGTAGCAGGCGTCCGGGATATGCGGGACGTTCCGAGCAAGCCGCCACCCGATGAATTACGGGCGGTGTATGAGGCTGCAATAGCCGCGCACGGCGAGCGGGGAGCCATCCGCAAGATGGCCCTCGCGACCGGCGTGGACTACGTGACAATCCGGAAATGGCTCATCGCGGATGGCCTGCGCGCCGTCAAGCCGCGCGCAGGGGCCCCGAGGCCCATCACGGACCCATGTCCGTGCGGGGCCGTGGCCACCACCCGCTACCGGAACGAGGACCCGCCGCTGTGCTTCCGCTGCTACATGCGGCGGTATGCGTCAGATCCCGATTCGTCATTCCGGCGTGCCGGTCGGCTGGCCGTGGCCGGGGCCAAGAAGGATCAGCCGTGCGCGGACTGCGGCGGCGTGTTTCATTCCTGCGTGATGGACTTCGATCACGTCCCCGAGCGGGGCGCGAAGGTGTTCCATCTCGGTCGGGCCGACCGGAGCCTCAAGTCCATCGAGGAAGAACTGGCGAAATGCGACATCGTCTGCGCGAACTGCCACAGGATGCGCACGTGGAACCGTAGTCACGGCCAGGTCAGCGAACCTGCTTCATGAGTCGTCCGCCGATGGCCGCTTACGCTCTTTGCGTTCGCCCTGCTCCCTTCTGGTCAGAGCGAGACGGAGAGCGTTTGCGGCTGTCGGCGTCTCTGGTCAGTAACGTTTCGACTTCGGCTTGGCGAAGCCCTCGCCTGCGAACAGGCCGTTCTTCATCGCGTCCCAGACCTCGGCCGGGGACATCCGGGCGGCGTCTTCCTCGGTGAGCTGCCGCTGTCCTCCCGGTGCCCCGTTGAACTCCCCGCCAGAACGGGGAATCGTCGGAGCGGGAGGGGCGGGTGCAGCCGGGGGTGCCAGCGGATTGGCGGCCGGCACGGGAGTGATCGCGGCCTTGTAGCCCGGGTTGGCGGTCACCGCGGCCTCGATCGCCTCAGTGACCCGCGCCCCGAAGTCCTCCGCTGCCGGGTCCAGCCCGGTGACAGTGGCGACGAACGCGCGGGAATCCAGCAGGGCATTGCCGTTGACGCCGCTCGCGTAGGCGCTGCGCAGGACGGCGAGCTCAACATCGGCGGCGCGTTTCTGCGCGGCGTGGGTGGTGGCTTCGGCCCGTGCGGCGTCACGCTCGAGCTGTGCCCGCTCGGCGAGCTGCTCGGGGGTGACATCTTCCTGGGCGATGCCGAGGGCGACGGCGAGTGCCTTGTTGCGGGCCGCCTGGTCAGCTTCGGCCTTGGCTGCTGCGGCCTTCATGCCGTCGAGGGTTTTCTCGATGGCCTGCCGCTTGGCGCGCTCTTGCTTGTACTCCTCCCGGATGGCGGCGACCGTGCGTGCGGTCTTCTCCGGGTCGTCTCCTGCGGGCTGCTGCGGCTCCTGTCCGCTGGCTGGCTCGGGTGATGCTGCCGGTGTTTCTCCCGCCTGGGGAGTTGCCGGCGGCGTCTCAGGGGGCGCCGGGGTGCCTTCGGGAGGGGTTTCCGTGTCACCGGGGGCTCCGCCGGCGGCGACGTGGATAGGTAGTCCGTTCTTGCGGTAGCCGAGGAACGCACCGGGCGCGGTCGGCAGGGTGATCGTCATTGCGGGTGGCCTCCAGGGCCTCGGATGGGCCGCGCCAGGCGGCATGAAAAAGACGCACCAAGGGGAGGTGCGCCGTTACGGTGTGGTCATGGCAAGCACAGCTACCTGCACGTGGGAGTACGACCCGAGCCGGTTCTGCTGGAACCTCTGGGAGCGCGGCGGCGGCCGGCCCGACCGGAATGTTGGCTTCCTCGCGGTGGAGTCGGTAGCCGACGTCTCGCGTGCTGGCCATGAAGGCCATGTGCTGGCAGTCGAGAAAGGCGTGCCGGACGCCTGGCAGCGGTTCCTGCGCTGGGTGAAGGACACGTACGGGGTGCCGTTTCCCGATGACGCCCGGCCGCTGGCATGAGCGACCGGAGCGGGCCAGAGTGCAGGTGCCAGTGCAATGCATGCCGCAGTACCTGCCGCGCGGGCGGCAGGCTGGCTGAGGTGGAAGTCGCCGCCGCCCGGAAGTGGCACCCGGAGATGGGCGGCGGCGAGATGCCGCGCCCGGCTGAGACATGGGATGACGTGATCGACGGCATGATCCGGTCGGCACCGGCCGGTCTCAGGGGTCCGATGCGTTCCTGGAGGGGCCGGGTTTAGCGCCGGGTCTCCGCCAGCCTGTGCCGCGCCCGTGCCTTCTCGTGCGGCGTCAGGGCTGCCACGGCGAGCCTCGCGGCGTGCCGCTGCCTTAGTGCCTGGGCCTGCTGCCTGCGGTCCTCAGCGTGGCGCACGGCGGCCTGCGCGGTTGTTTCCACGGGTGCCGCGAGGTCGGACAGGTCTGCGCCGTCAGCGACGGGCATCGTGCTGCATCGGCAATTCGGGTGGCCCCAGCCGCCCATGATCATTTCCTGGAGGGTCCCGGCTACCGTCGCCGTGAACTGCTTCCCTGCCGCGTCAGTGACCGAAACCCGCGCGCCCGGAGGCGTAGAGCCAGTCAGCGAGACTGTCTTTCCCAGCCAGGGCAGGCATTTCCCGCAGATGTGCTCGGCCCACCGGGAGTAGACGACTGCCAGGTCCCCGCCGTCAGCGCGGATCTGCCGCCATTCGTCCTCGCGGATGAGGTTCGAGATCGTGGTACGGGTCGCCATCTCGACGTAGGCGGTCACGTCCCATGCGCGGCCCGTAGCGTCCGTGAACCCGGTGATGCCATGTCCTGCTGCCCTGGTGATGGCTGCCTGGGCGGCTGCGAGACGGTCAGCGAGGCTCCCGGACGCGGGGACTGCGGCGGTGACCTCGCGGAAGATCGCCAGCGTGCTCTTGTACGCGGACCGGCCGGCGGAGCCGAGCATCTCCTGAAGGGTCGCGAAGCTTCCCGTCCTGGCGAGGTCTCCGGGTACGGGGACGTGAGCGCGGGGGTTGATCCCGGCAGCGATGAGGATGGCGATGGTGCGGGCTATCGCGGTGGCGATGATCGCGGCTGCGAGGGATGCGAGCCTGCGGGCTGCCTGCGCCGCTGCCGTGGCGGCTGCCTGCTGCCGGCGTTTGCGCCATGCCTGCTGCTGGCGGGGGTTCATCCCGCGCGGAGGGGGCGCCGTGGCGATCGAGGATGCGGTGACGGCCTTGCGGACCGCTGAGGCGAGCGCGGCGAGGAGGGCGATCTCCGCTGCCAGCCATACTGCCGCCACGGCGGCTCCGATCGCGGCTGAGCGTATCTCCCTGGTGCCCCCGGGGTCAGGCAGCGGGGGCGGCATAGACGGGCTGCATGTCGCAGCCGCAGCCGGTGGTGATCTTTCCGAGGATGCCCGGCGCGCTTGTCATCGTCAGGTGCGCGCAAGTCCAGCCGCAGATGCGCGGCGCGACCTTCCGGTCGATTTCCTCGCGGATCCCGGCCTCTGCGAGATCCCGCAGCAGCTTCCCCGGGACACTGACACGGTGAATGCGCCCGTCAGGATCCGGTGCCAGCATCTCCACTTCCGCCAGCCCGTCTACCTCGCGCGCCGCCGCCTCGCGAATCCAGTCACTCACGCTCACGCCAGCGGCCTTCGCGAACTGGCGCACCGAAGCGAGCAGATCCCCGCCGAACCGGACGGACACGACGTGATCCAGTTCGCGGCCCCATCGCTTCATGACGCCTCCTTGCGATCAATGGTCAGCCATCCCCAGTGCAGTGGTTCCGGCTTGTCATTGCGGCACCAGTTGCCGTGCTCGTCCTTGTGGTAGCGGTAGCGGCTGATGCCTTCCAGGTGCGGCCAGGACCAGCAAGGTTCCCAGACGGCCACGCCGTCGATCTCCCGACCCGATGGCCTCGTGCTGCGAACGGAAAGCAGTCCCAGCACGACATGCCAGTGCCCGATGGAAACGGACAGCCTGTTCGGCTCGCCTAGCGGCGCGTTCAGGTCCAGGCAGATGCCGTTGCGCGGCAGTGACACCTTGCGCTCGGCATCTATGAAGCCGTACGGCCCGACACGCAGCGACAGGCAGGCCCCGAACGGGAACCGGGTGTTCCAGTCGGCATCGAAGTAGATCCAGCGGCCCTTGATGGTCCAGCACGGTGAGCTGTACTTGGTGAAATCGGGATACCTGCTGCGGATGAATTTCAATCTGATCCCGCTGACGCGCGGGCGGGCGGTGAGGTACTGCTAGGAACCCGAGCCGCCCTTGGGGCTGGGCTGCGGGTCAGAAGGGAAGGTCGGTTCTTTGTTGTCGCTGCCGCTCCACGCCTGCCCATAGGCGGTGGCGAGGGTGTCGAGCCCGGCGCGCTGGCGCATGGTGCCGGAACTCTCGCTCACGCCGGGAGTGACGGGAGGCTGCTTCGCTCCGGGGGTGCGGTGGGGACGGCCGGCCTTCGGGAACGGCTTCTGTGCCATGTCAGCCTCCAGTTTCTGCGGCCACGTACTCGCCATCTCTCAGCACCTGATGCTGATACCAGCGGCCGACCTCGGTGAAGATCGGGTGCCACTCGCGCTTGAGTTTTGGCACGACCCGTTCAGTCAGGTACCTGTCGAGGTTGCCGTCCGCGTCGCGCTTCGCGTAGTCATCGATCATGAAGTCGTACTCGCGCAGTGCGCCGCTGGCGGTTGCGTAGGTGATGATCACGTGGTCAGCGTCATTGGGCATGGCCGACATGTCAGCCGACTTTCCCCGGCAGTGGCGCGTGGCCGTTGCCTACCCTCGTGATCTTCGCGGCGTGGTTGCGCAGGTTCGTGAGCGCCGTATTCACCGCGCCGCGGATGTCGGACTTGCTTGGCACCG